ACTTCAAGTTACACAAGAATTGCAAAGTAAACTAACTGATCTTGCAACTAGACAAATTGAATTAGAAAATCAACGTACACAATTAGGTGAAGCACGTTTTGCACAAGAAATGGCACACCTACAAGCATTGCGTGATGCTGCATATGAGTATGCTGGTGCAAGACTAGAAGCAGAACAAAATATATTAGCAGCGCAACGCGCAACTAGAGAAGATGCAAGATTAGGTGTTGAACAAGCAGTTGCAGATATCGCAAAACAATTTGAACCTTATAACATGGCACAAGAAAGTGTCAAAAAAGGTTGGGATGCGATTGGTAATGCAGTAGATACATTTGTTGAGACTGGTAAATTCAAGTTTAGTGACTTTGCCCGTAGCATACTTGCCGATCTTGCTAAGATGATCGCTAAGGCAATGATATTCAGAGCGATATCAGGTATCGCTGGCGCATTTGGTCTAAGCATACCAGGATTAGCAAAAGGTGGTCCAGCAAAAGCAGGTCAGCCATATATCGTTGGTGAGCAGGGTCCAGAACTATTCGTGCCACAAGGATCGGGCACAGTTGTTCCTAATAATAAATTAGGTAGCAAGGGTGTAGCAAGTGGAGCAGTCAATGCTCCAGTCACAAACAATTATATAACAAACAACATCAATGCGATAGACGCTAAGGGCGTAGCACAGTTGTTTGCAGAGAATCGCAAGACATTATTAGGTAGTGTCAAGATGGCAGAACGTGAAATGCCATATATGGCACGATAATAGGAAAATAAAATGGCAGGATTACAAACAATCATTGACAAAGCAAATGGTCTAACTATAGATCGCCGTAAAGTAGTTGGCGTGCAGATTACGCGCAACGAAATACCACGCACTAGTTTGACACCAACAAAGCAACCATGGCGCTTTGTTGTTACTGTACCAAATAGTCTACGTTATTATAATAATCGTGATCTATTAGAAGAGATGGATCGACTAGATCGTTATCAACCACAAACAATTACATTCAGCAATAATCCATGCATATCATGGATATTCAGATATCAGGGCAGTATGAATCAAGGTCAAATTGGTAATCTAAATGTTATTAGTTTTACTGGCAATCAATTAGTGTTAGGTGGTGTACCAGGCATAGCAAGCAGTAGAGTATTGTTTGAACCAAACGATCTTATACAGATTGGTGCATATACATATCCATTTACAAGTACTACTAGAGTTCTTAGAGGCGGCGGTGCTACTGTAACTGTAACAACTAACAGACCAAACATCATTACAGGTGGCGTTGTTGGCAGTGGTATCACAGTAGGTAGCGCATGTACATTCAATATGTTTTGTCCAAATATGCCTACTTACAAATTGATACCAGGTGGTTATGTAAACGTCAATGGCACAACAGTAAACAATGCGCTAATTGAATTTAGTGATGACTTTACATTTTATGAATGGGTAGGATCAGCATGACACAACTTATACCTGAAGTAGGACCAAATGTTACACAAATCAATAACGCAGAATTTGTGAAAGTTGTTATATACAACGAATATGGTAATACTGCAAATACAACTACATTGACATTTAGTAGTTCATATAAAGAAGAAACAATTGGTAACGTTGTTTATACACCATTAGGTGGACTATTACAAGTTGGCGCACAGAATCGCAACTTGCGTGTTACACAGGGTGATACTACCATATCATTGAGTGGTATTGATGGTAACAACATACAACAAGTATTGAGTACAAAGATACGTGGTAGTGATGTAGAAGTATTACGTGGTTTCTACGACACTAATATGGTATTACAAAACACATACCCACGTTTCAGAGGTATCATCACAACTTACGCGATCACGGAAGAACGCGAAGGTAATACAGATGATTTCACAGTAAGCGTTGGTGCTGCTAGTTACAAAACAGTATTAGAGAATCGTGTTGCAGGAAGAAAAACAAATAAGGAAAGTTGGCAATTCTTCAATAATACTGATACTAGCATGAATCAAGTTTATGCAATATCAGGTGTGCAATTTGACTTCGGACAAGATCCAAAAGGTAAAGTTGTCATACCAGGTGGCGGTGGATTCCCACCAGGTGGAGGTGGCGGTGGTCGCCCAGGTGGTGGAGACACTGGACAAGAATACGACAGGTAAACAAATGAAAGTAAGATTAGCAAATAAATTCGATTTACCATATTATCTACACTTGGTGCATAAGATACATCAAGAAGAAACTATTGGTAGTTATAATGTCCCATTGCGTGATGAATATCTAAATAGTTTATTCAATACAATATTACACGGTGGTGGATTAGCATTAGTCATTGAAAGTGACTCAACAATTGGTATGATGATTGGCGTCATTAGCCCAAACGTTTGGAGTCCTGAAACACTAGTCATGCATCAAATATTATTGTATATCGATGAAGAGTATCGCAATACAAGGGCAGCACATATGTTGATTACAGAATACATCGACAAATGCACTGAACTAAAAGAACATAAGCGTATCAGTTATCATACAATCAGCGCAGCCAAACCAATGTTCGATATTGATTTTAGTCGTTTTGGTTACGATTGGATTGAAAAAACATGGTTGAGCGTGGAGTAAAATAATGGCACCAGTAATCGCAGCAGTAGCAAAAGTCGTAGTAGCAGCAATAGCAAAAGTAACATTTGCAGCAGTAGCAAAGTTTGTTGTCACTACAGCATTGAGCATTGGCGTCAGCAAGTTGCTTGCCAAACGCGCAATGAGAGGCGCAGCAGCAGGTGGCGAAGGTGGTGGTCGTATACAATTACCACCAGCAACAGATAACAAAATACCTGTAGTATATGGTACAGCATTCGTTGGTGGTGCTATCATCGACGCTATGTTGTCAACAGATCAAAAGACAATGTGGTATGTTGTAGCATTAGCAGAACATACAGATACAACAGTTGGTAGTGCCTATACATTTGGTAACATTTATTATGATGGTAAGTTAGTACAGTTTGGTACTAATGGTACAGTAACAGGCTTGATTACAAATAACGCTACTCCAGGCTCTGCACAGATTGATACAAGAGTAAATGGATATTTGTACATTTACTTGTTTACTAATGGTAGCACTAGTGGCGTAAACACTGGTGGTCTAACAGCAGCACAAATACTAAGCGCAGCACAAGGTGTTCCTGCAGCACAAGCATGGACTGCTGGTCAACAAACAATGAGTAATTGCGCATTTGCAATTATCAAAGTCAAATATAGTACTGACGCAGGTACAACAGGTGTAGGTGCATTGACTGCACAAATTACAAACAGTATTACTAAGCCAGGCGATGCAATACTTGACTATATGCAAAACACACGATATGGTTGTGCTATACCATTAGATCGTATTGACGCGACTGTAGTTGCAAACGTATTGACTGCCGGTAGTTTATTTGATCTAAACACATATAGTGATGATCTAATTGATTATAAGCCAGTAGGTTGGAATCCTGGCGATCCATTTAGTCAACAAGCAAGATATCGTATCAATGGTCCAGTAGATACTAGTCAGAATTGCTTAGACAATTTACAATTCTTAGTAGATAGTTGTGACAGTTGGTTGCAATATAGCGAACTAACTGGTAAGTGGCGTGTTGTCATGAACAAAGCATATGATCAAGCGCCAAACGCACAAGTACTCAACGACTTATTTTTAGTTGATAGCAGCAATCTAGTTGGTGGTATCGATATTAGTCCTATCGATCTAAACGAAACATACAATCAATTAGAAGTTGCATATCCAAATACAAACGTAAAGGATCAGACTGATTATCAGATAGTAGATTTGTTTACAGAGTTTCCTTCAGTACTCAGCGAAAATGAAGCAGTCAATAGATTGAACGTTACATTGCCATATGTCAATAATGCTGTGCAAGCAAAGTATCTTGGCGTAAGACGTTTATTCCAAAGTCGTGAAGATTTAGTCATCACATTCAAACTTGACTTCAGTGGTATACAAGTCGAAGCAGGTGATGTCATTCGTGTCAATCATGAGCAATATGGTTGGGGACCACTAGAAGGGAATCCAAGTAATCCAAGCAAGTTGTTTCGCGTAAACAGCGTAGCAGAAGAAAAAGATTTAGAAGGTAACTTATTTGCTGTTGTTCAAGCATTTGAATATAATGGCACAGTATTTGCTGATGACCCAGTACAAGATTTCGTACCAGAATTCAATACAGGTTGCTTAGACTGTAACGTAATTGATCCACCAGGTGATCCAGTCATTACAGTCAATCCTGTAGCAGCAGATGGTACATCTAGTTTCAAAGTTACAAGTCAAGTACCTGCACAAGGTCTTGTCATATACATGGACTTCAACTTTGGTAATACAAGCAACGTACAAGATCATAGATTATATCGCACAGTACAACAAAGTAATGGTGAAGCATATATCAATAGTGTTTATGCTAATGTTGACGTAAACGATTTACCAAATGGTGATTATTATTTCAGCGTAACAGCACGTAACAATACTTCAGGTAGACGCAGTAATGCTAGCCCATTATTCAATTGGACTGGTGCAGTCATACCTGATATTTCAAGTAACATAGCATGTAACGCAAGTAGTAGTGGTAATACAATTACAAGTGATCAAATTCTAAACATAGAAATTGGCGCAAACGTTGACATTGCAAATGGTACAGGTGGCTTTGCTGCGAACACAGTAGTAACAAGCATTATCAGCACAAGCAACGTATCAACAGTGTTTACTGTAGATCCTACACCAACTACGCCACTATCTGGTGCATGTATTGAAGTAATATCAGGTGGTTTAGGTGGCAACGTATTCAGACCAAATACAACACCAGGCAATACAATTGTAAGCAATAGTTTGCCTGGCAATACTATCATTGCAAATACGCTCAATGGTAATACAATTATTGCCAATACATTGAATGGTAACAGCATTATCGCTAATACAGTCAATGGTAACGTGCTAATCAACAACACTGTAGATGGTAATACCATAATCAATTATACAATCACTAGTAATAAAATGAGTAATACTGGTGTTGTTGCTGGTTGTTATACTAGCGCAAATATCTGCGTCGATGCTGCAGGTAGAATTACAAGTGCTGCTAATGGATCAGGTGGTAACGCAGCAGGCGTTATCGGTAATGATTTAGAATATGCCGGTGGTGGTGCACCTGCAAACGTTTGGGCAGGTAGCGGTCTAATCAATTTCCCTGTAAACATTGTTGCAGGTAGACAGTTTGAATTGAATCCAAATACTGGTGGTGTTGGTGGCAATACTTGGAGTCCAAGTTTACCAACAGATTATAATCCATGGTATTATGCTACAAGTAGCACAGCAAATGGATTCAATGATAATAGTACAGGCACATTTCAACCACAAAAAGCAGCATTACAAGAAATAGGTATACAACCAAATACAGGTGCATATTTTGAATGGGGGCGTTATGGTTGGGTACCTGTAGCGATGAGTCCTATAGGTGCAAACGCTGTACCAAGTATAACTGCTACTGTTGAAATGATTAGTCCATCAAGTATAACTGTGCAAATTGCAGGTTTCGCAGTATGGGTGTACAGTAATCTAACAACATTTGGCAGTTATGTTGATTATGGCTCAGTCAAAAATATTGATCTAGTTGCTGATGTTCCGCATCATGAAACTATGACATTTGTTGTCAAAACAGAAAATAGACCATTTGTTGGTGGTAATGTGACACCAGTATTGATACCAAGCGATATTGGTATAGTTGCAAGAAATCCAGACAGTGGTAGTTTATACATACCTGCATCGTACAGAGTATTTTTACAATAATAAATAATATATAGGAAACATAATTATGAGTCTACTACTAAACGGCGCTAAAACTATGACGATTGCAGGCACTGAGATGCAGTGTCTTGAAATCTACACTGGTGAAGCGTATACACTACCAATCACATTTACTGATGCAAATGGTACTCCAAGCAACGCATTATCGCCTAATGCATGGTTACTGAATGCAACAGCAAATTACTATACTGTAACAGATGTGATATATGATACGCCTGATAGTGTAGTATTAGGTAATCTAACTGCGATTAGCCCACAACCAAGTGGCGCTAATTATACATTAGTTGCTGATTGGACTAATGCTGCGCAGGGTACTGCATATTTGTATATTGGTGCTGACATTACTAATTCTGGTAATAACACACCAAACATTACACTAGCAAATACAACTGCAAATAGCACATTATTCTTAGTTACATTAGAAGTAACTAGAGAAAGTCCAGCAAACGCAAGTTTAGATAATATAAACAGAGAACCAATTGGTTTCATAGTAAGGTACCAATAACATGCCAGAAATCAACGCAAACTTTGTCGTTGAATCTGTGGACCTTACAATAGATCAATCTGATCCTGGTATCACAGTCACGCCAGAAGTTATAAACATGACATTATATACTGCTGGATATGCTAATCCAAGCGGTAACACCGGCGATATTCAATATAATTCAGGTGGCTTTTTCGGCGGCATTCCAACTGCTAATTATATTGGTGGTAATTTTACTTTAGGCAATGTCAATGGTGTAAAATTACTTGGTGGTAGCAATGCTTACTTTTTGCAAACTGATGGTACAGGTAATCTAACTTGGGCACCTGGTACAGTCAATGCTAATAGTGGTAATGGTATTCCAGTTGGTGCTAACACACAAATTCAAATTACAGATGGCACAGGTAACTTTGTAAGCGCACCTGGCTTTACATTTGATTATATTGCAAATAGTTTGACAGTGCCTGGAGACGTTTACGCTCAAAATTATTATGGTACATTTTTAGGTAATCTTGCTAATGGTAATAGCAACATAAGAATATTTGCAAATAGCAATATTGCATTCAGTATATCAGGTAATGCCAACGTTGTACTAATGACAGGTACACAATTGCTAACTGCAAATGCCAATATTGGCATGGTATATGGTAATGCAAATCTAAGCACCTTGCGTGTCAATTCAAGTGAATTAGCATTAGGATTTCAAGCAGCAAGTGGTGGTAATCAGGGTTTTGCAGGTACTGCAATAGGTTATGCTGCAGGTATCGTCAATCAAGGTGGAAGCGCAATTGCAATTGGTAAAGATGCAGGCGGCACAAATCAAGGTGTAGATAGCATTGCTATAGGTCAATTTGCTGGTTATCTAAATCAACCAAATAATACTATCATTCTCAACGCAACAGGTAGCAATCTAAGTCCTAGCACTGCAAACGCATTATATGTAAAACCAGTACGTAATCTTGCTACTTTCAATGTAATGTTTTACAATGAAACTACAGGTGAGATTACACAAACTGATGCGATACAAAGTCTAAAAGAAAAGGTTGTAAGTAATAGTACAGGTAGTACTGGAACTATAGATTTTGACTTATTAGACAGTGCAATATTATTCAAAACAGCAAATGCAACTACCAATTTTATTGTAAACTTGCGTGGTAATAGTACAACTACATTAGATAGTCTAATGAGTGCAAATCAAAGTTTGACTTGTACATTTATAAACACAAATGGTGGTACTCCATATACCGCAAGCAATATACAAATTGATGGCAGCAACGTTGGTGTAATTTATCCATCAATTGTTGGTGGCACACCAAACGGTAAAGATTTATATACATTCAATGTTATAAAAACTGCTGCTAATACATTTACAGTATTTGGAAGTGTTGTAGGATATTCATAATGCCTGTTACTGCTACTTTAGGTACTCTAACATATAATAAAAGTTCTGGTACTAGTGGTTTTAGTACTAATCCATGGATTATTGGTTTTGATGCAGTGCAGGATCTTGTCACATTTGAAAATAATGGCAATATCTGGTATCTTCAAACAAATATCAATGGTGGAACTGTTATAAAATTGAATACAAACAATATACCTATACTACAAGGAAGTAAAGGTGTTGTTGGTACTGATTATGCAAACTTGACAGAAACTGTAGTTAGTGCTAATGCTACCACAGATAGATTTACAATAACTGGTAATTTCAATGATACTAGACTTGGTATGCAAGTACAGATGCCAGTCAAATTTTTTGGTACTACATTCGGTGGCGTAAATCGAACAAGTAATTATTTTTTAGCAAGTGGGGTTCCTCCCACTAGTAATAACAATTTTCAAGTATCTGCTACAGCAGGTGGCAACGTTGTACAATTGACTACTGCTTCAGGATCAATGACTGCACAATTTGTTAGAAATGATAGCGTTGGTGGTTTTATTGGTACTGATATATGTTACAATAATAACGATGACAGTATATATTCTGTAGGTAGAACTAGTACAGTTGCGCCAGCCGGATATCCAAATAGATCAAGTGCTACATATGGTGTTTATAATAGATTTGATACTTTTATAAATTATATAAATGGCGAAAAAATATTAGCAGATACACAATCTGATACCACGCTAACACCAAATACTATTACTAGAAATGTTTTACCTTCTACAGCCAATAGTGTAATATTATTGAATGTCAATGCTGCTGATAATTCTGTACAAATACGATACAAATATACTCTACAAAAAGTAACAGATAATG